TAAAAAATTAATTTTTCTAGGAAGTATTTGTATTTATCCAAAATTTGCGGAACAGCCAATTAAAGAAGAGTATTTATTGACCTCTCCTCTTGAACCTACAAACGAACCTTATTCTGTTGCTAAAATAGCAGGGATTAAAATGTGTCAAAGTTATTATCGAGAGTATGGTTCTGATTTCTTTTCTTTAATGCCTACCAACCAGTATGGCCCCAATGATAATTTTCACCCTGAAAACTCTCATGTTTTACCTGCTCTTCTCCGCAGGTTTCATGAAGCTAAAAGGGATAACGTTTCATCTGTAGAGGTGTGGGGTACAGGTAAAGCTAAAAGAGAATTTCAATATGTCGATGATCTTGCAGATGCTAGTGTTTTTGCTTTAGAGAATGTAACTTCTGATGATATTTATAAAAACGGGGTAACCCATTTAAATGTTGGAACTGGCGAAGAAATATCTATTGAGAAACTTGCAAGGAAAATTGCATCAGTAGTAGGATATGAAGGTGATATAACTTTTCAAACTGATAAACCTGACGGTGTTTTAAGAAGAGTAGGAGATAACTCAAAAATTCATAAGTTGGGATGGTCTCATAAATACAGTTTGGACGAGGGGCTAGATTTGACTTATAATTGGTATAAAGAAAATGCCTAAAAGAGTTTTAGTTACCGGTATTACCGGCCAAGATGGTTCCAATATGGTTGATTACCTTTTGGAAAATACTGATTGTCTTGTCTATGGGATGAGCCGAAGATCCTCCAATATAAATTTGGACAACTGTTCTACTTTTATAGACAATGAAAGATTTCAATTAGTTTATGGCGATTTAACTGATGGATTTTCTCTAGCTAAGTTAGTTCAAGAAATACAGCCAGACTATTTTGTTAATTTTGCTGCTAACTCTTTTGTTGGATGTAGTTGGGACATGCCAGAGCATGTCATGGACACAAATGCTGTAGGAACAGTTAGATGCTTGGAAGCGATTAGAAGATTTCAGCCTAAATGTAAATTTTATAGCGCCGGAAGCTCAGAAGAGATGGGGGATGTAGATTATGTCCCACAGGATAAAGACCATCCGCCTAAACCTAGAAGCCCTTATGGAGTCTCAAAAGTTGCTTCTAGATTTATTGTAAAAGTTTACAGGGAATCTTATGGTATTTTCGCAGTACATGGTATTCTTTTTAACCATGAGGGTATCAGGAGAGGGGAAGAGTTTGTAACAAGAAAAATTACCAAAGGCGTAGCTCGTATATACAAATCCTTACTTGACGGTAAGAATTTTAAACCTTTGTCTCTTGGCAACACTGATGCTAAACGAGACTGGTCAGATTCTGAAGATTTTGTTGATGGGGTTTGGCGAATGCTCAACCAGTCAGAGCCTAAAGAGTATATTTTATCCAGTAATGAAACCCATACTGTTAAAGAATTCGTAGAAGCTGCTTTTTCAGAAGTAGGTATTGAAGGTTCTTGGCAAGGTGAAGGGGTAAATGAAAAATATATTTCTTCAGAAAATGGCGTGTTAGTTGAGGTAAACGAAAAATATTATAGGCCAGCCGAGGTAGATTTACTTTATGGAGACTCAACCCCCGCAAGGGAGGAGATAGGATGGTCCCCTAAAATATCTTTCACAGATTTGGTCTCCAGAATGGTCAAAAAAGACGTTGAGCTTTCTCAATAATTTTTTCTTGACTTTCTGTCTCACCTGTACGACCATGTAGTCATGGCCGCAAAACGGAAACGTAAACCTACTTTAAATCAGCTTATCATTAATAAGCTTTTGGATAACCCTAAAGGTATCTGGAAAAATAAAGGTATCGTTTCAAGAGAAATGGGCTTCACTAAGAAGTTGATAGAAAAATATCCATTAGAAGCGTTTTGGAAAGCGCTCCCCCTTAAATTTAGTGCTGAAAGTCTAGCTTGGTATATTTCTCCCCAAGGGTGGACTTATTTAAAAGTAGAGTATGCTAAATTTTCCATGGAGGTAAAAGGTATTGACAAACATGATATTTCCGATTCTAAGTTCGGAGAAAATAAAATAATTTCCAAGAAAACAAAAACAATAGAAGAGTTCTTAAAATATGGCACCAAAAAAGAAAATAGTTGAGGGGTTTAACCCAGTAGATTAGATTCAGTCTTACTTAAAAGACCACAAAGACGAGCATTTTAATTTCGAAGAAGCTCCTAGTTATGTAGTTTCTAGTGGAAGTCTTTTGTTAGATAACGAGATGTCTGGAGGGTTAAGACCCGGCGTAATCAGAGCTTCTGGTATTTCTGAAGGAGGTAAAACATCAAATGCTCTTTCATTCGCTCGCAACTTCCAGAAAACCCTAGATAAAGGAATGGTAGTTTATATTAAATCTGAGGGTAGACTTTCTCCAGACATGATAGCTCGTTCAGGGGTTGATACGTCACCTGAAAAATGGTTTGTTTATAAAAGTAACATTTTTGAAAGCGTGCTTCAGTTAATGAGGGAGCTTATCATGAATAACCCCACAGATCACAAATACTTTTTTATCATTGATTCTATGGATGCAATGGTACCTAAAAAAGATATGGACCGATCTTTTGAGGATTCTGACAAAGTAGCAGGAGGCTCAGTATTAAGTTCTAATTTCTTAAAGAAGATGGCTCTAGGACTTTCAACAAAAGGTCATATTTGCTTTATGATTTCTCAGGTCAGAAGTAAAGTTAGTGTTAACCAATATGAAAAAACTGACCCTAACCTAACGAACGCTTCAGGCGGGAATGCTCTTCTCCATTATTCAGATTGGATTCTAGAGTTTCAACAAAGATTTAAAGGGGATTTAATTCCAGCTAAATCTGATAAACCTGAAGGCCATTACTGTAAGGTAATATTCAGAAAGACAGCTAATGAAAGGACCGGGACTGTAGTCCGTTACCCTATTAAATATAGAAGAACAGACGGTAAAAGTATTTGGGTAGAGTATGAAGTTTTACAGTTCATGATGGAATGGGATATGGTTGATGTGAAAGGTCCTTGGATTATTATTAATGAGTCAATTATTGAAGAGCTTAAAAAAGCCGGTATAGAGATGGAATCCAAACATCAAGGAGTAGACAACTTTAGAAAATATTTGGAAAAAAATACAAAAGGTTGCCAGTACTTGTTTGAAAAATTCAGAAATGCTTTATCTCCTACTGAGTGAAACTCTACGACATTAGTGGAAAACTTGTAAATAAAGGGGTAACGAAGTATCGAGTAAAATGGGAGAAAGAATGTAGATCTAAATTTCAATACAACGTAAAACAGTTTTTTAAAACGTTTTGGTATGGTCAAGTTTGTTATGAAGAGTTTCCAGTATATGGAACTAGAATGAAGGTGGATTTGGTAAATATGACCAAAAGAATAGCTGTTGAAAGTCAAGGCGATCAGCATGAATCTTTTAATAAATTTTTTCACAATAATTCTAGGGCCAATTACTTAAGATCAATGACAAGAGATCATGACAAAAGAATATGGTTAGAAAACAATGATTTTAAAATTATAGAGATTTTTGAAAAAGAGGTAAACTTACTGTCAAAAGAGTATATTCTAGATAAGTTTGGAATAGATATTTAAAATAGTGTAATATTTTCATATAAATGAGTAAAAAAGAGAGCACTAGAATACCAGAACCACTTCTGGATCAGATTAGTGAATGGTCTTGCGGGGGTTTTATGTTGTTTAACTTTGATGAAGAAGGTAATCCACAGGTCTACTCCAAAGTGGAGAGCGAAAAAAATGCTATGTCGTTACAATACCTTGTGAATCATTGGACTCAGGCTATGGAGTCTATGAATTCAGACGCTTTTATTAACAACATGACTGGTTCGTTCTCAGAAGACCCAGAAGAAGGATACGAAGAAGGATACGATGATGAGTGATACAAATATTAACGAATACTACCCAAAAGAAGAGGTGCCACCAGTAACTTTAACAGCAGGAGAATCTTTAAAACCTCAAGTCTCGGCTCCAGATGAAGAAAAAGCAGTCGTTAATGACTCATTATCTTTACAGGAAGGGGTTGATGATTTAGGTATTGATTTACCTGATATCCCACTTCCTGATGATGACCCAATCGAAGATTCTATTAAAGATGAATTTGACGATGCGGCATTTAATTTTGCTATAGTAGGTGTAGGTCAGGGAGGTTCCAGATTGGCAGAATCTTTTTGGAACTTAGGATATCGTCGGGTATGTGTTATTAACACAGCTCAACAAGATCTTTCTTTAATTAAAATACCTGAAGCTAATAAACTTTTAATTGGCGATGGAGGAGCTGGTAAAAATCCTGATGCGGCTGATGAAGTTTTCCGGACTCGTTATGAAGATATTCTTGATTTCCTTAAAAAAACTTTTGGGAATGGTTATGAAAGAGTATTAGTTTGTGCAGGAGCTGGTGGAGGAACCGGCGCTGGAGGGGTATCTCGCGTTTTAGAAATTTGTCATGATTTAAATCAATCCCTTGGAAAAGAAACTAAGGACACTGACGCTAAAGTCGGCTGTATTCTAGCTTTACCCACAAAAGGTGAAGGTATTAAAGTTCAGGAGAATGCAAAGAAAACTACATTGAAAGTATTAGATCTTCAAAAAGCTGGAGTTATTTCACCTTTAGTTATCTTAGACAATGAAAAAATTAAACAACTTTACCCCAAATTGAGTATCAATCAATTTTGGAGCACGGCAAATAGCAGTATTTGCGCAGTTTTTCACCTATTTAATAAAATTTCAGCTAAGGAATCCGCATATACCACCTTTGATAAAGCTGATTTGGACACGATTTTTTCCTCTGGAATTATTATGTTTGGCGCTACTCCTGTAAAAGACACTAGTGAAACAGGTATATCTTATGCAGTTAGAGATAATTTACGTAAGAATATTCTTGCAGGGGTAGACGCTTCTACAGGTAACGTAGCAGCTTGTGTTATTATTGGTGAT